GACAAAATTGCCATGGTTCGTGCGCAGGATAAACGAGACGCCGTGGACCTGCAGGATTTGTCGGCGGCTGATGAATTTTTTAACGAGGTGAAGAGATGAAAGAAAAGATTTTAAATTGGTTATGCGTTGGGGAATGCGGGTCAAGCTCTAAAGCGATGGCTTTTGCCGCGCTAGGGATGCCAAATAATGGAAGTCACCCGTATGACCCGGATGACCTGAATCGCTGTATTTTGCTGCTTGATATGGTTCCAGAAATCAGGCAGCACATGGACAGGGTGGCGTCCATTAACGGCACATGGGCATTACTTGTGGCGCGTTGGCAAGAGGTAGAGCAGTGCTTTATTGATGAGGTTGGTTTTAATTGGTCTAAGGGGAAAAGAGCTCCTCGCACATACCAGATAATGAAAGATATTGGATGTTAACATGAAAGAAAAAGTTGACGCTCAAGCCGCCATGATTGCAGCACTCTGTTATCTAAATCCAGAGAACAAGAGGAAACTGGACGAGGCGATCGAGGAAAGTAAGAAAAAGGAGGAGGCAAAGTGATGGACCATTTTGAAACCAATGTAGATGCCTACAATTACCTGATTGATCGGTGCAGGGGAGGCTACCGGCAGGATATTCAGAGGGGATCTTTTGCCAACGAGTCAACTTACCGGCTGCAGTCTTTTCCCCTTATGTTGCGCATATTCTATCCAACAAATTTTCTTTATTTGCCGAAAACTGTAACCACCGGCATGATTGAGAAATATTACCAGGAGTACCTTGTCAATCCAGAGCGCAAAGAGCATGAGGTATACACTTATGGGGAAAGAATAATGCAGCAGCTGCCCGCTGTGCTTGAGATGCTGGCCGCTACACCAATGACAAACCAGGCATCAATCAGCATCAGCCAGCCAAGTGACATTTTTCTGGCCGATCCTCCATGTCTGCGCGAGTTGACTTTCTCTTGTTTTGGTGAAGCTTTGCACCTGACTTCGTGCTGGCGAAGCAATGATATATCGGAAGCATTTTTGATTAACCAGGGCGGGTTGGCTTTGTTACTCAAGGACACGGCAGAATACGCCGGGTTGAAGGTTGGTAATCATTTTTATTGCTCCCCTGGGGCACACATTTACGTGAGGTGACGAGATGGCAAAAACGTTTGGCAAGAAATATTTGTTTGGCAACAAGGAATACACCTGCGACGATCTGCTGAAAATAGCATGGGAAAAACAGGGCCGTATTTACACCTATGTGCAGCTTTATTCTCGCATCAAAAGGCTTGGTGTAGATGAGGCCGTCAATGGCTATAACAAAAAGAAAAAATGCGAGTGCGGATGCGGAGAAGAGTTTAAACCGGTTTCGAGCATCGACCGCAGGAAGTATTTCGACAAGGACCGCTGCCGGCGCCGGCATTTAAAAAATCTGATCATCAGGGGGCAACTGAAGCCGTCTCAGATCAACACATGCGTGACGTGCAAGAAGAAGTTTCCCATTTTCAAGCAAATCGGCATGCCTGCTGACCAAAAATTTTGCTGTGACGACTGCCGGAGCGAACACCACTCAATCATGATGCGCAAGAACAAAGGGGAAACAAAGAACGCTTACAGCAAACCAGAAGAGCGGTGGGAAGGATTGGACGACAAGCCGCGGGATTACAATCTGGCTTTGGTATGAGGATCGGCCGGGAATCTCACCCGGCCAATTCTGGCATTCGATTTTTGGTTATACTGGCCATCGGTTTTCAGTTATACCAGGCCTCTCATAACCCAATTTCCTTGTGCAGATAGCGGATGCGCTCAACGGTTTTGTCAGTAAACAAATCGTTAATCAAGACAAAAAAATTAAGTTCTTCGCGTTGTGCCTGCCGGTATCCTTCCAGTTTTGCCGCGGCGATGGCTGCGGCAACCTCATTTCTGATGGCGGTCATGATTTTGTCTGACGGTGTTTCTCCTGGGTCATATCCGATAGTGACGCACTCCTGGCACTGGCCAGCATCAGCGCGGCTGCACTCCTGGCAAGCTGGATATTTATTCATATCGTTTCCTCCATCACGGTGGTCAAAATACACGTATTGACCACGGCTTTGACCGCGCCAACCACGTCAATTTGTCTGCAGTTTGCCGGCAGGTTTTCGATGCATCGCTTGGCCTCTTCGACCGTGGGGTAATCACCATACAGCGGATTGTACCCGGCAGCAAAACAGGCGTGCTGTTGCCGGGGTGTGAGGAGCTCAAAGTTTGATTTCATGGTCGAATTCTCCCAGTGCATTGAGCCCGGCTACAGTGATCATACCCATTTTTTCGGCCAGCGATCCTGGTATTTTATCAACTTGCGCCCACAGTTTACGTTGCAATCCTACTGTGCGGTTCTCCTTTTTCTCTTCCACTGGCTTTGTCTGCCCGCCTCGTTTTTTCATTTTGTTTTTCCTCCAAAATAAAATTCAATGATTCCTATTTTTGCCATACACGTGTTGTGTTCAGCGCAATATCTATCACGGTATCGCACGTAATAAAAATACATGTCTGTAAGTTGTGATTGAGTAAATCCAGCAAATAGCATGCGTTCTCCTCACAGGTAAAATTCAACGATGCCGGCGAGCATGTAAATCGCCGGGATGAACAGGGCCAGTTGCCATGGTTTCATCAGTCAAGCTCATAAAGTTCGGATTCGTAAATTTCCGCTGATTCGGCAGGATATGAGCAGCCACCAGCGAAACCCCATTTATCGGGGGAAATAACTGCGTTCAAAATGTTCCGCCTGATTGCGTCTATCAGTTGCTGGTCGTCAAATTTTACGGTTTGAAAGTTTTTCATGATCTTTCCCCTCTCAAAATATCCCGGTCTGCCGGGTCAGTTTAACCGCTCTCCGTTGGCCGGGGGAATGGTTATGCAACTGCAATCCACCATCCTTCTGCACCTCTTTGGCGATGACCGCCGAGAATAAATTCTTTTTTTGCCGCGCGCTGCAATGCTTGGTAAAGGTTGCTTGTTTTGGTTTGAGGGGCCGGCAAACCACCAATGATTTCTATCTCAGTGTCATCTGGCCAGTTGTTTTGGCTTAACTTTTTTGCTAATCTTGATTTTGGGTGGCCTGCTATATACTCTTTTTTCGTTGTTTTCATGATTTTGCCTCATCTTTTTTCGATGCCTTGTAGGCGTCAACCGGGTTATTGCTGATGTAGTTCAATTCGCCAACTCCGTTAACCTGGTGGTACTCGGGGGCAGAATTGCGCGGTTTGCGGAAATCCTTTTGTCCTACCGCGATAATATCTCCGGGCTCACAGGTGATGTATAATTCGCCTGATTGTCCAGGCCGACCCTGCCAGTCACCGAACTTGAATTCCCCTTTGCGGCTGCTGCTGTAGTCAACAACTGCGATCCAAGGTTTGCCGTACCTGCGCTCGTTGTAGCTGTCTGTTGCTTTCGTGATTTCCATGGTCATGCTCCTGTTTTTGTGCCTTGCGGCAATGGATGTTTTAGTTTAATGCCCTTCCCTTTGATTAATAATATAGCCAGTATTGTGCCACAAGTCAAGTTAAATTAATAAAATATTATCATCAATAAAAACGTGTGTTTACGTGGTGCAAGGTGGAATGCGATAAAATAATAATTGACTCGGGAAAGCAGAGTTCGCCCGAATGGTAGGCGCATGTTGATTTTTGTGGGCTAATTATGCTGCGGTGATGGTAGATGTCAGATTATTGACGCGCAACACCTAATATTATAGCAATACCTACCTGGTAGCGTCAGATTACTGACACATGATATGCATCTATTTGAAATCATTATGTTTTACCAACCAATGCGGGTAAACCTGTCAATAATTTGACGCAATGCATGCACCATGCCACTACAACGAAAATTCATCTTTCTGCTATCCTAATCAAGCAAGTAGTTGATATTGTTAACTTTTTGGGTCCTTCCGTTCGGATCTGTTGGGGGTACGTTCGCGGCTCGATTTGTCGGAACGGTTGAAAAATTGGCATGGCGGACCCCTGGCAGCGTCAAATTATTGACATTTTTAATAAATACTTGACAATACACGTGCATCGTATACGATAGTAAAAACAGGAGGTAACACGATGAAACCAATTTATTTATCGAATCGGTTGTGGAATTATTGCAGGCACGAGTATAAACCATCCAGAGGGCCACTGGTTATTGAGTGGTGGGTTTATCGCCGGGTGGAAATGGTCTGGCAAAACGCTCCGGTCCAGGCATTTTTTTATTCTTCGTGAGGCGGAACGATATGGCAAGGGTACAACGGCAAGTAAGTTGGGATAAAAAATATGATGAGTTGTTGAAGGCCTACACCACGGCCATGGGTATATCCGTGTCGGAGCTGCTGCGGCGGCTCATTGATGATTTTTTCGCAAGAGGGGCGACCGATGCAGATAAGCATAAGCAGTAATCTGGCAAAATTCCGGCGGTCCATCGAGGCCGACGCCAAGCAGATACCCTATGCCACCATGTTGGCCGTCAACAACACCATGACGGCGGTTGCGGTGCGGGTGACTTCCGCCATGCCCCATTACATTGATCGCCCCATACCGTTCACGAAGAGGGCGTTCCTGTGGTCCAATGGGAGATTTAAAGGCATCCGCGCCACGAAGGCCAGACCATCCGCTGCGTTGATCTGCGCCCCGATCCAGAATAATTACCTCCGGTGGATCGTTTCTGGCGGCCATGAGGTATTTCCTAAGGGCCACCCGGTCCCCGGTCCAACTTACCCGCTTAACGCCTACGGCAACCTGCCGCGGCGGGCCACCAAGGCGAACGGAACCTTTGTGGTCAAGACCAAGGGCGGTAAAAGTCTCACCTATCGTCGGGTGGGTGGTAAAATGCAGCTGGTCGCGGAATTTATTCGGTCCGCCGGATATAAGCGGACATTTCCGTTCTATGACATCGCGCTCCGCACAGCTATCCGCCGGTTCCCCATGGAATTTCGTATGGCTATGCGGCGGGCAATTAAGACAGCTAAATAATGGCCATAACCTCACAGAATTGGACCATCTCCGCCATTTCCGTGGAGCTTCGTCGGTCAAAGCAAACCATTGCCGAGATTATCGACCAGGCCAAAATCCTTCCGGTTGAGGTCAAAGGCAAGAGCGGGCTTTACAAAATGGCCGATGTGGTTAACGCCATGGTTGGCAGCCAGGAACTAGATCTGCAGCAAGAGAAAGCGAAATTAGCTGTGGAGCAAAGCCGGCGGCTGCGGATGGCAAACGACGCAGAAGAGCGTCGGCTCGCTCCGGTTGATGAGATTACCGATGTCCTGGCCGAAGTGTGCGCGATAATCTCAAGCGGCCTTGACGCGCTGCCCCTGACCCTCAAGAAACGCAGTCCAACGCTGACTGGAAAAGATATAGAATTGATCCGTAAAGAGATTGCCAGGTGTCGGAACACCACGGGGCAAGCCATACTTGACTATGTTGGGAAAAATGGACATCAGCCAAGCGATAATTAACGGGATTCAGACGCTGTTCATCCCGGAGCCGCTCCGGTGTTCGGAGTGGATGGACAAGAATTTTTATCTTTCCCCTGAGTCGAGTTCCATTCAAGGCCCTTGGAAAAGCCTGCCGTATCAAATCGGCCCACTTAATTGGATCGGCAACGACAATATCCACACGATTGACATCCAAAAGAGCGCAAGGGTTGGGTATACCAAGTGGATAATTGGCGGCTGCGGGTATTTTATCGAGCACAAGAAAAGAAACGTTCTCACCTACCAACCCACGGACTCCGACGCGCAGGATTTTGTCAAAGATGAGGTAAACGCCATGCTCCGGGATGTGCCGGTGGTGCGTAAATGCCTCAAGTGCGATCCTGAAACAAAATCCGAGTATAACACCATGGAGAAGAAGTGTTTCTATGGTGCCACATGGGACATAAAAGGTGGAAAGTCTCCCCGGAACTACCGCAGAATGACGAAAGATGTCGTCTGTTATGACGAACTGGACGCTTTTGACCAGGATATTGGTGGTGGCGAAGATGGAGAGGGTGGGCCGACTGATCTTGGCGATGTCCGTATTTCTACCAGCTCTTTTCCGAAATCAATCCGTGGCACTACGCCGAAAATAAAAAATACGTCGCTCATCGAAGCGAGCATAGCTCAGGCCACGATGCTAATGTGGAGGTATTTGCCGTGCCCCCACTGTGACGGGATGCAGCGCCTTGAGTGGAAAAATTTTAAGTGGGAAAATGACGACCCCACCACGGTTCAATATCATTGCCGGCACTGCGGCGCCGGTATAACCTATGATCAGTACCCGGAGATGGACGCGGCCGGCCGATGGCAGACTGACGACTGGTATTGGTACGATGAGGAGACTGATTGTTTTTTTGATCCGGATAACCAGCTTGTCGAAGATCCATACCATCTCGGGGTAAGAATTTGGGCCGCATACTCGTATTTTCTCACATGGCCCAGGCTGGTTAATGAGTTCATTATTGCCAACCGGGACGCAAAAATAGGTAAGCTCACCAAGTTAAAAACATTTGTCAATACCTACCTGGGGGAGACGTGGGAAGAGATTGGAGAGCGGGTGGTGCAGAAGTGGGCCGACCGGGTAGAGGAGTACGAACCTGACGCTCTGCCGGCCGGGGTGCTTTATATCACGGCCGGGTGCGATGTCCAAGGTGGTAAAGACGCCAGGATAGAGGCGGAAATTGTCGGGTGGGGGATTGGGGAGGAGTCGTGGAGTATTGATTATTTGAGCATCCCCGGAGATCCGGAGCAACAAGAGGTGTGGGACCATCTAGACGAGGAGTTGATGGGGCGGTTTATCCGCGAGGATGGCGTGGCTCTATACGTCTCAGCGGCGTGTGTTGACGCAGGGTATTTGCCATCCAGGGTTCATCGGTTCACCCGGCCCCGTAAGCGCCGGCGAATTTTTGCCACAAAGGGGAAGTCTCAGCATACCGGCCCGCTTTCCGGCAAGCCGTCATGGCAGGGGGAGAAAGGTCTTAAAGCGTTGCAGTACCCGGTGAATACCGATGAGGCTAAGACCATTCTTTTTACCAGGATCGAGCGGGTGAAGGAGAAGGGCCCGGGGTACTGCCATTTCCCTTCCAGGTACGTGAATGATTATTTTGACATGCTGACTGCGGAAGAGAAAGTTCTCAAGAAGATAAACGGGTCGAAGCGGTATGTTTGGGAGAAAAAAACGGAGCACACGCCAAACGAGGCGATAGACTGCCGCGTGAATGCCATGGTTGCTTTGCAAATCGGTAATCCGAATCTCCCCAAGCTTAAATTGCGGTTGGAGCAAGAGGCAGACGCGATGAAAAATAAAGTCGCTCCGGCGAGGGTGGGCGGGCGGGCGGTGAGGAGTAAAGGGCTTGGATGACGATCTGCAGCGCCTATTTGATAATCTTGACCCGGACGCCGCGGAGTGTGTTGCGGCGGTTATTTTACGCCTTGCCGGGCATAAGTTGACCAAGTATACCGGGCGCGTCGTGCTGACCGTTGATTTCGGCCAGGGCTCGCTTTTCGACGCGTCGTGGTCCGATCAACTCGCAGGGAAGAGAAAAAGACAAGTGAGGAGTGGTGGAATATGAAAATAGAAATAAGTATACCAAAGGAACTCGTTATTGCCAACCTGGATGCGAAAATGGACCTGCGCGTTAAGTCGAAGACTTTTATCAATTCCACTTTATGTGAGCCGTGGGTAGGGATTGAAGACCCCAGCCACCACGAACAGCACGCCGTAAAAGGTAAAACCCTATCAAAGTATCTAAATCACCCAGAATGGCGGAACACTTGCCGCTGTTGCGGTAATGCTGAAATTTCCATTTTTGAGAGCAATTGTGACGCGTGTAAATTACAAATGGTGTTTACCGGATTGGGTAGGAAAAATAATTTGACAAAATAGTTTTTTTCTTATATAAGTAATTTTAATCGGGTTCCTTGCGCCGTTGTTTCCTCTCTTCGCTCGCCCCGCAACTCTGGTATAGTAGAGTTGCGGGGTTTTTTATTTGGTGGACTATGACAGATGAAGAATATCTTGCAGAATTGACTGTATCCCGTAGCAAAGCTTTACAGGCGCAATCATATTCTATCAAGGACCGGGCGGCGACACGGGCAAACCTGACAGAGATAAACAACGAAATCAAGCGCATTGAACGAAAAATTGCCCGCACGACGGATGGCGGCATCCGGGTGCGTGGCGTAACTCCGGTGGGTTGATGCGAGAAGTACCTGGGAAAAAACCACTCATTGAACTGACCGCGGACGATAAAGTTCTTCTTGAGAGCGATCCGGTAGCTGTTCTTGAGCGTGTAAAGGCAAGGGCGCAGATTGCCGTGTTGACCGCGTATGATGGGGCCAGCCGGACGCGCCGGTCCTTGTCTGCGTGGTCCACCAGTAGCGGTGATGCCGATGCAGATATTTTGCCAGATCTTCCCTGTCTTCGGCAGAGGTCCCGCGATTTGTGCCGGAATAATCCACTGGCGTCCGGTGCAATCAATACCAAAGTTACTTCAATCGTCGGGACTGGTTTGCAGCTCCAGTGCCGTGTGGACCGCAATATTCTCAAGATGACCGAGGAAGCGGCTACGGCCTGGGAAACCAGAACCGAGGCGGAATGGGAGCTTTTTTGCAAATACTGCGATACCGAACGGACCTTGCAGTTTTCCGATTTGCAGGAACTGGCCCTGCGGTCCGCTTTTGAGAACGGCGACGTTTTTGTGACCACACCGAGGAAAAATAGACCAAATACCCCATACGGTTTAACCCTCCAGCTTATCGAGGCGGACCGGATATGTAACGCTGATAATGCGTCTGATACAGAGTTGCTTTCCGGTGGTATAGAGAAAGACGAGTTCGGCGCGCCGGTGCGGTGCCACATCATGAAAGGGCACCCCGGAAATCTGTACTCGGTTAAAAAGAACGAATGGCAAAAAGTTGATTTTTTTGGGGAAAAGACCGGCAGGCGCAATGTTTTGCATTTGTTTGCAAAAAAGAGAATAGGCCAGTCTCGTGGTGTTCCGGATCTCGCCCCGGTTATCGAAGTTCTGAAGCAACTTGGCCGGTATACTGAAGCTGAAGTTACCGCGGCGGTCATCTCTTCCTTTTTCACCGTGTTCATCAAGAGTGAATACGGTGGTGGCCTTGATATTATGGAGCCGCAGACGGAAGTAGGGGGAAGGACCGGTGACAAGGATTATAAGCTTGCATCAGGCGCTATCCTGGACCTGGCGCCTGATGAGTCCATCGAAACCGCTAACCCGAGCAGGCCTAACCCGTCATTTGACCCATTTGTGCAGGCGCTGCTGCGGCAGGTGGGTGTTGCCCTTGAGCTGCCTTTTGAAATACTGATCAAACATTTTACCGCCTCTTATAGTGCGGCTCGCGCTGCCATCCTTGAGGCATGGCGGTATTTTATGCGTCGTCGTAAGTGGTTGGCCGATAGCTTGTGCCGACCGGTTTACGAGCTTTTCATGGATGAGGCCGTTGCCTTGGGCCGGATATACGCACCGGGTTTTATCAACGGTGATCCGCTTATCCGGGAGGCATATCTTGGCTCAAAATGGAACGGGCCGGGCCGTGGCCAGATCAATGAACTGGATGAGACAAAGGCCGCCGATGCCAGGGTAAAAGGTGGTTTTTCCACTATTGCCGACGAGACCGCGGCCATGAACGGTGGGGACTGGGAAGAGAACCACGTGCAACGGGCGAAAGAGAAAAAACGTAGGGTTGATGATAGCCTTGAACCGACTTTGGAGATGGAATATGGACCCAATAAAGTTATCTGACGCAAAATGTAAAAGTCTGTCGATGGATGCCCCAGTCGAGTTTTTGGCGGCGGGGGAGTCGAAAGGTCCTGACTTTGTGATCCAGGCGTACACAGGGAAGACCGTTGACCGTTGGTGGGGGAAACTGGCTCTTTCTGTTGATGGTATCCGGGCCAAAAAGAAAATGCCGATCCTGCGGGACCATGACCGCGGCAAAATAGTAGGGTTTTCCACGGAGTTCTCGAAAGACGGGGTGTTTACCGTCAGTGGGAATTTTTCCAAGAAAACATCGGATGCCGAGGCGGTCCGTGGGCTGGCGGAAGAAGGGTTCCCGTGGCAGGCCTCCATCGGAGTACGGCCCCTTAAAATTGTTGAGTTGAAAGCTGGGTCGGACATGATGGTTAACGGCCGCAAGTTGATTGGCCCTGCTGAGGTGTGGATGGAGTCGGAAGTTTCGGAAACTTCCTTCGTACCACTGGGGGCCGATAATAATACGTCTGTTGCAATGTTGTCCGATTTCGATGAAGTTGCCCAAGAGGCAAATCAAAATCCACGGGAAGGAGAAAAACCTATGGAAATTACACTGGAGATGTTGAAGGGAAAAGCTCCGGAGCTTCTTGAGCAAATCAAGAAAACCGGAGCGGATGCGGAGAGATCCCGCATTCAGGAAGTCCTGGAAGTGGCCATTCCCGGACATGAAAAAGTGATTGAAAAACTTGCTTTTGATGGCGTGACCACCGGGCCAGAGGCTGCGATGGTCATCCTTAAAGCTGAGAAGCTGGCCAGGGAAACACTGCTAAAAAATCATGATGCAGATGCCCCGCCAGCTCTCAAACAGCCGGCTCCATCTGACACCGATAAGATCCCTGAGAATCTCAAGGGTGAAGAACGGTGGAAAGCTGAGTTTGAAAAATCGTCCAAACTGCAAGAAGAGTTTGGTACTGCTGACATTTACATCGGCGCAATGAAGGCCGATCTTGCAAGGGGGAATAGATAATGACCACTTTAGCTACCAATACACCCCGTGATTATGAGATAGGTGAGCGCGGGTCTCTGCCGGTAATCGCCGCTGATATCATCTACGAAGGCGCGGCCGTTGGTCTCGTTGTCGGCACCGGGCATGCCAGGCCGCTGACCTCTGTTGATGTTTTCGCCGGTTTTGCTGAGGACAAAGCAGATAACTCCCTGGGAGCAGCTGCCGCGATCTATGTCGATCTTATTAAGAAGGGTGCCGTCAAGCTGGCTGTTACCGGTGCAGTGATCACTGATATCGGTCAACCTGTTTACGCCACTGACGATAATACCTTTACCTTTACCCCGACCTCAGGCGTGTTTATCGGGTTTTTCTCCCGCTTCACCGCTGCCGGTTACGGCATCGTGGCCTTCGATGTGGAAGCCTACCGCGATCCATACGGTGACAAAGTTCGCGAGACGCTGGCCGCTGCAACCCTTACCCTGGACGCACAGGATACCGGTAAGTACATTTTCTGTACCGTCACCACCGTTGTAACCCTGCCGGCAACCGCTACAGCCTTGGCCGATGTGACCCTTGTATGTATGGCCCCGTTCGGTACCGCACAGATTAGCGCCAGCCCGGCCGCTGATGATAAAATCATGGGACCAAATCTTGCCGGAGCAAACGATAAAGATTTGATCAACACCCTGGCTACCGCCAAGCGCGGCGACCGTGTGACTTTGACAGCCGGACACACTGATGGGTACGTTACTAATGCACTGGTCGGCACTTGGGCCGCTGAAGGTTAAGGAGAACTGATATGGATAAATTAACCAGTAGAGCCGTCCGAGGGATGCTTTACAATGCGCTCTCGGTAGATGCCGGGATCGGCGTTGTGGACGCCATCTCAAACTATTTTACTTCCGATCAGGCTGAGGAAATTTATGCCTTTCTCAGCCAAAGCCCGATGTTGCGGGAGTGGGTCGGCGGTCGTAATGCTAAAGGGTTGAGGGAAAACAATTTCTCCATCCGCAACAAACACTTTGAGGCTACACTCAAGGTAACGCTGTCTCAGCTTCGCCGGGATAAGAGTTCGCAGCTTCAGATGCGTATCAACGAACTGGCCAGGCGTAATAGTTCCCACTGGTACTCCCTCGTGTCGGCGCTTCTGGCTGCCGGTGAGACCGGTGTTTGCTATGACGGTTTGTATTTTTTTGATACCACTCATTCCGAGGGAGACAGTGGCACCCAGTCTAATCTGCTGTCCATTGATATCAGCGGGTTCCCCATTGTTACATCCGGAACAGCCACCCTGCCGTCCGTTGCCGCGTATCAGTTCGCTATCGCGCAGTGTGTTCAGCAGATTGTCGGCTTTAAGGATGATCAGGGCGAGGCATGTAATACCGATGCTCGCAACTTCTTGGTTATGTGCCCCGTTGCACATATGAATGTCGCCATGCAGGCCGTAGCCACCCCGGCGCAGGTTGCTGAGACGCAGAGCGCGTTGCAGGCGCTCAAAGGTAAATTCAGCATCAGCGTGGAGCCCATCGTTGGTTTGTCCACTTGGACGGATTCCTTTGCGGTGTCTCGGACGGATAGCAATTTCAAACCGTTCATTCGTCAGCAGGAAACCGACATCAGTATCAAGACCAAAGGTGAAGGGTCCGACTACGAGTTTGACAATGATGCCCATATGCACGGTATCGACGTGTGGCGGAATGCCGGTTACGGTGATTGGAAAAATATCGTTAAGGCGACAATGGTGTAATCAGTAACGAAGCGGTGATTTAAACCGGCCGGGCCATAAACCCGGCCGATTTTTAAGGAGAGATGACATGAAACGGTACAAAACAATCGACACGGTGCAGCTTTTTTCCGGCCTGATCGGTCTTGACGCACGGCAGGCCAAGCCACGCCTTAATGTTGGGCAGATTGTCCCTGCCGGTATTGGAATTTACGAGATTATTACCCAGGTCCAGTTTAAGGCCGGCGAAATTATCTTGCTTGATGACCCAAAGGGACCTGCGCGTTCTTTGGAGTGTCTGGATATTGACCTACCACCCAGTGATCCCACCCCGGCCAGTGAGTCCACCCCGGATTCCCAGACCAGTGAGCCTCCGGCGGTGGAGTCGAAACGTTCACCCGGTCGGCCGGCTATTGCCCGAGGAGGCCGGAAGTAAATGGCTTTTACCGAAGACATGACGGTGTTTTTTGACACCAAGGATTTTGCTGTCAGTGGGGATTTGCACCAGGTAAAAGATGGCAGTGGCACTGATGTAAACGGTAATTTTGATGAGGAAAGCGTTTTTGTTGATATCGGTTACTCCGGGGTTGATTCTTCCGGCCCGTCTTTCACTTGCGCCACATCGAGCATCAGTAAGACGCATAAAAACTGGTATCTGAACGTCAATAGTACCGAGTACAAAATTATTCTGGTTCATCCGGATGGTTCTGGGGTGTCAATCTGCCAACTTGAGGAGACATAATGGCGGATCATGCGAGGGAACAGATCAGGGACAAGGTAGTTGCAAAAGTAACCGGCCTTACCACTACAGGCACGAGGGTTTACCCGTCCCGTAAGTACCCGCTCGATGACGACTTGTTTCCCGGCTTGTGTGTCTATACGTTGAACGAGGTCATTGATGAAGAAGAAGGAAAACTTGCCGGTATCCAGTTCCGTTCAGTTGATATCGTTATTGAGGGGTATGATGCTTTGGTGGCTGGGCTGGATGACAAGATGGGTGATATTGCGACCGAAGTGGAAACATCCCTTTTTGCGGACCGGTTTTTAACCGGATCTTTGTCCGCACTCGATCTTGTGAGCACCGAGGTTGATTTAAACGTTGAGGCGGCTAAGCCCGTCGGTATGATAAAATTAACATTTAAGGCGCAATATCTAACTGCGGAAGGCGCCCCCACCGTTACTCTGTAGGAGGATTATAATGACCACAAATGCGATTGCAATTGCCCGTCAGCAGGTAATTTTTGCGAAAAAAGAAACTACGGCCGGCACATTGGTTTTCCCTGCTGGCACGGATGTCGTTGTTGCGGCGGGTATTGGTTCAATAATTCAGCAACCATCTTTCACTGATTCAGATGAGATTGTTGATTCACGGGACATTTTGGCCCGGTTCCAGGATAGAACCCCTGCGGGGGATTGGTCATTTCCGGTTTACTCCAGGCCATCCGGGACAGTAGGGACCGCGCCATCAGAGGACGTCCTGATGGAAAGTTTAACGGGCGACAAAACCGTTAACGCTGGGACATCCGTGGTTTATTCTCTGGCCACCACAAAGCCATCTTTCTCCCTGTGGATGAAAAAGGGCCATACCGTATTTTTCGCTTGGGGCTGCACCGCAGGAGCACTGAAGTCCAGTCTTGAAACTAAGGGCGGCCACAAGCTTGAATTTTCCGGTCAGTTTATGGGTATGGGTTGGGCGGGGACCGATACGCTCGACGAGGCGGCTTTAATCGGTGCTGAGGACGTGGTGGTCCATAACGCCAAGAAATTTTCCGTCGGCGCCCATGTTGAATTTGTTGAGGGAACGACAGTGTATGACGCGACAACCGGGTACACCGTGACTGATGTCGTTATCGCCACCAATACCATCACCGTCAGTCCAGTACTTGAGGCTGCGCTCGATGATGAAAGTATTATTCGACCATATTTGCCCACTGCGTCAGCGGTCGGCACACCGCTTGGAAACCGTAAGGGGTACGCAACAGTAGACACAGTTACCACCCCTCTGCGGTCGATGAGCCTTAATATTTCAGATGCACCCAAGTATCTTGACGATGAAATTACCAGCGATGATTTTCCTACTGCTTATGTTGAAACGAAACGGGCGGTTGATGGGTCAATTGATGTTTATTTCCGGGAAAATGACCTAAAATATTTTTATGACGGGTATAATGCCAGCTCTTCCGGCGATGTGGCCTTGAAAATGATCGTTGGGACCACTGCTGGGTCGATTGTTACCTATGACATGCCAACGTCCAGCCTTAGTGTCCCGGCCCCCGAAGATGCCGATCCTACGGTGGCGCTCAATATACCATATAAGGCCCTTGGCAGCTCCGGTGAGGATTCCATTTCAATCACCTATACCTGATAACCTAGTCCCCTGAAAGCTCCTTCCGTGTCGGTTGGAGCGAGTAAGGGGAGTTTTATTTAACCGACACGGAGAACGATTATGAAATTACGAACAAAACGCGCCAAGGTGGTAGTCCAGGAAGAGGGAGCCAATTTTATTTTTGATCTGCCTATGCCTTCAGAGCTTGAAGAAATTAACGATCGGCATACCGCCGGTCTGGATGCTGATGGCGAAAAGGTAACAGATAATCGGGAAGTTATCAAAGAACTTTGGTGCAAACATCTCGCATCGTGGAACGGGGTGGATGATGAGGAGAAAATTCCGCTTACCTGCGACGCCGAGACCCGTGTGGCCACATGGATGGCCGACACCGCCCTTTGTATCAAGATCGTAAACGAAGCGTTTAGAATGGTCAAAGGTCGGGAGGATCTGGCCGAAAAAAACTAATCGCATGGGGAGAGTGGTATCTTAAACCGGGCAGAACCTCCTCATGCTGCGAATGCCTGGATGTTTGGACCTGGGACGCGCCGTGTGATGATTGCCAGCAACCGGAGTACCTCTTCCGGGAAAACGCGGCGGCCTGGGAAGCATGGCTTTTCTGCAATACGAATGGCCGTGAAGGAACGGCCGGCGGCATGATGATATCAGAGATCGTGGCCGCCCTTGGTAGCCGGGACGATCTTCACAAAGTTGTTAAACTTGAATCGATAGCCAAAACGTACAGAAAGGATTCCGATGGATAACATCAGGTTTGACATAAACGCCACTGATAAATCCAAGCCAGCCTTTGATTCAGTTCGCGGTTCTGCGGACAAAACTTCTACATCAGTAAAACAGTTTGACCGTAATGTTGGCGAACTGACGGGGAGAATCCTCCAATCAGCCCCGGCGTTTGCCATCGCAACAGCGGCTATTGCCGGGGTATATGAGGCGTTACGTCTTGTGACGTCAGAACTTACCACAGGATTCAACGCGGTTGAGGATTACCGGAATAGCGTTCTTCAGATGGCCGCTATAATGACCACTTTTTCCCAAAAAGCGAAGGACGGTGATCTTGCCGGCGGGTGGAAGGACTCACACGCTTATGCTGAACAGTTGATCAGTGACCTAGAAATTATTGATGCAAAATCGTCCGCGTCTGGCGACCAGATCCGCGATATGGTCCGATCATTGACCAATCACCGGGTGATGGTAAATACGAACCTTAAGGAGGAACAAGAGGCCGTTATAGCCTTAGCCAATACCATTAAAGCGTTGACCCAAGGCCAGCAGAACGCAAACCTGCAGTACACCCAGGAAATAAACGCTCTCATGACCGGGATGTCCCGTCCAGGCGATCGTTTGGTTCAGAATCTTGAGGCGGCCGGCCTGAATACCAAAAAATTTGCTCAGGACCTTAAGCAGGGAAAAGCCACGATTGCCGATATTATCCCTTATCTTTCCGGGTTTAAGGCGGCGAGCGATGAGATAGCCGGGTCGTGGGATGCCATTTGGTCCACCCTTGTGACTATAAATAATCGCGTTTTACGGGAAGGATTTAAACCGATTGTCGAGGACATTAAGGATCTCGGGAAGGATATTATTGGTATTTATACAGATCAAAATGGCCAGTTGAACGAGCAAGGGAAAAGCCTTCAGGATGATATAAAAGGAGGGTGGCAATCAATCAAAGATCTGACCAAAGATTACGGCCCGCAGTTGCTTTATATACTTGAATTGTTGGCGGCTTGGAAGGTGTCGCAGTTAGCGATAAATGTTCTTGTCGGTAAAAATCCTTATGTACTGGCTGCTGCTTCGATAGTGGTTTTGAATGAATCTCTACATAAATTCCATCTTGGGATGCAGGATTCAGCAGGTAGCGCTGCAGAACTCGCCACAAATATAAAAAATATTTACGAAGTGATGAAGGGGGCCAGGGACGCAAATACCGGGTTTTCTGCGGATGATTTGTTTAAGCCGAAAGAGTGGTCGGGGTCTTCCCGCGCCCAACCCCCAAAACTTGCCGATGCGCCTTTGGGCGATGACGAAGCTAAGGCCATTCAAAAAACCCGCGAAGAGTGGGAAAAAACTACCGCCTCTCTTTCCAAGCAAGTCACCCTTGGCGGGCTAACCGGGCTCGCCAAAGAATTGAAACAGCTCAGTATCGAGCACGATGAGACTGTTGCGAAATTTAAAGGTTTTGATACTTCCGGCATCGACCGTTTTTATGAAGAGTTGGCCGGGCAGGCGCGGGTTAGCGCCATTGAAAAAATTGATACGGATCTGAAGAGTTTTTTTAGGGATATTGATAGTTTCACCAGAGATGCCGATATTGACAACGCGCTTACAGACTTTTTCCAAGGGCTTGATGAAACAGCGGTATTTCTTCAAAAACAGAAAGAGTTGATAGAAGAACTCAACACCGCAGCACTGCCAGAACATGCCAGACAGATCGAAGAAATTACCGGAAAATACCGGGGGCTTGACAAACAATTAACTGACCTCGTTTCTTCCGGGGCGTTGTCTTTTGAAGATGCCACCAAAATTGATTTGGGCTTGGCTGCCAATTGGCAGACCGAACTGGATGACGTGGAAAAAATCACGCTCGATACAACAGATAATATATCCGCTTTCTGGGAAGAGGCTCAGCGGGATATGCAGAGCACGAGCAAGTCATTATTTTTCGACATCATGAAGGGGAATTTTGATGATTTAGGTTCCAGATTCGCGGATATGATATTTGACATGTTGGCTAACTGGCAGGCCGCACAATTGCAAATGGCTCTTTGGGGCAATGACTCAAGCTCCGGCGGCGGTTTCGGTAACGGTTTGATCGCTGCCGGAGCAGATTATTTCTTTTCAGGCGCTGCAACAAATGCCGGAGTTGACGCAGCATTGACCAATTTCTTTTCTTTTCATTCTGGCGGAAAAGTCGGGGTGGATGGTTCTCCCGGGGTCGCGTCTTCTTCGCTTTGGAATAATGCGCCGCGTTTCCACTCAGGGCTTGCCGGCGATGAATTCCCGGCAATTTTGCAGCGCGGGGAGACGGTTATCCCGAAAGGAAAAGCGGATACGCCAACGCCAAAAATAGAGGAACAGCACGTCCATGTGCATTTAACCGTCAATGCCCTTGATTCCCGATCTGTATCTCAGGCGATTGGTCAGCATTCAAGACAAATAGTCGGCATCGTTCAGCAGGGTTTTAACCGGGCCGGGCGAAAGGTGGCAATGGCATGAGTGGAACGTTCCCATCAACCCCAAAACCATCAACGGCTAAAATAAAAAGTCATTTTCCCACTTTGGTATCGACTGCTCATAATATGGCGCGACAGGCACGGTCTAAAGGCTGCCAAAGATGGTTAATCGAGATGTCATGGCCCATAATGAGGCGCACAAGTTATGCGCCTATCTTTGCGTTTGCTATCGCTCAAGAGGGTCAATATGAAACATTCCAGCTTGTCCTGCCTGGAATATATGACCCACAAGGTGTTGCTACCGGGACGCCGATTGTCAGCGGAGCGCATGCCTCGGGTAAATCAATACCAACCACTGGATGGACGGCGAGCGTTGTTGGTATTCTTAAAGCCGGAGATTTTTTAAAATTTGACAATCATACGAAAGTTTATATGGTTACAGCTGATGCGAGTTCGGATGGATCTGGCAGTGCCAATTTGTCGATTGAGCCACCCCTCGTGGCTGCTTTAGTCGATACCGAGTCGATAACCGTGACAGGCGTACCTTTTACCGTTGCTTTTGATGGTGATATCCAGGAGTTTGGAGTGCGAAGTCCGGTATTGTTTTCATATCAAGCATCGTTTATTGAGGTCGTTTAATGGCTCTTATCGCGTATTACCCATTTATTGATAACGCAGAAGATGAATCAGGTAACGGCTATGATGCTTATTCTGAAACTGGGGTAACATATTCCCAAAACACCCCTGGTAACAGGCCTGGAACCTGTGCTGTTTTAAGCAATGTCGACGGCGCTTCGGTAAGCAGCTATATCTATTTAATGACTGCCGCCCAGGCAACGGAGATACTTGGTGATGAGCAATCCGGGCAGATATCTGTTTCTATCTGGTTCAGGTCGGATGCGGCCAACCGATCAGATTCGGTGTTGGCCAGAATTATTACCAGGGATCTATCAGATTATTGGGCTATAGGTATTACACAATACTCTGCATCTGGCAGCCAACTGTTAAGGGTCAATGAGGCGGGAGCCGGCCGCACCATATCGTCGACAATCGAAACAGGAGTATGGCACCACATTGTTGCTGTCTTCGACTATGACTCGACCTATTTGACCGTTTATCTGGACAATGAGGAGGCGTACAGCGGTGCTGTGCTAGGTGGATCTCTTGCAACATCACGGTGTATTTGTATTGGTTGTGGGGCTGAAATTACCCCGTCCCTTGTCATTAATAGCGGCTCGTTTATCGGAGCTGTTGACGAACTTTATCTCTACGACCATGCACTGACCGCCGAGGAAGTTGATTTGCTTTATCAGCTTTCTCCCCGCGGTGCGTCGGATGCTGTTTTGCTCGAATTGTCAAAATCATCTAACCGCCCGTTTCATCTTGTGGAAGTTGAATTTTCTGACGGTACTTATTACATGACCGATGCCCATCGATCCATCATCTACGGAGGGGAAACATACCTTGCGTACGGGCACGCGCTTAATTTTACAGACATCACGGAAACCACCAACCTGCAGATTAACAGCCTTACCCTGCAAATATCCGCAATAGATCAGCAATATATCTCTGCTTTTCTGTCAAAAAACTATTTGAACCGCGCTGTCAAAATTTACAAGGCTTTTTTTGATGGCAATATGGTGATGGTTAATTCCCCACTGTTGTTTTTTAGAGGGCGGATGAATGCGCCTGTTTTGCAGGAAGACCCAGATAATGGAACGTCCATTTTTGAAATTCAGGCCGATAGCCATTTATCAGATTATGACCGTTGTTCAGGGCGAAGAACTAATTCAGAGAGTCAACAGCTTTTTTATCCTGGTGATAATATTTTTAGGTTTGCTGCTAAAAACTTGGCTGATATTAAATGGGGTTCCGTATGATCAACAAAGATAAATTCTGTCAATTTGTTGATCATGAAATTGGACAGCCGTTTGAGTGGGGACACCGGGACTGCAATACTTTGTCGTTGCGGGCTTTTGATATGTTGACCGGTCAACATTGTTTCGACTTTTTTCCATCCTATTCCAGCAAAAAAGAAGCTTTAAAAGTGGTCGATGAGTACGGGAGCGATATCGTGCTTCAATTTTTGAGAAAAGGGGGCTGCGTTGAAGTTGACCCGCCTGTTAAAATCGGTGATTTTCTTATCTGCGCCGACGAAAACAAAGAATTTATAAGCGTTTTGTTGGCGACTGGCACATCCACAGTGCTTACCGTAACACGGCGCTACGGTGTAATTAGTGCTCTATCAGCCTTGGTAGGGGAGTATCGTATTTTCAGGATGGCAAACTGATGCCGCCAGTATTTGCTGCAGCCGCTGTATTCGCCTTAAAAGTAGTAGCGGCCGTTGTTATAGGCAAGTTTGTCGGTGCGCTTACTGCGAAAGATCCAGATAAGCCAACCTTTGACAAATTTACAGAAAAAGGGGTACTACTTAACCGGCAATCTAATAATGACCCAATTCCGGTTGTTTATGGGTCACGTCGTGTAGGTGGAACCAAGATTATTATCGGGACAAGAGGTGAAACAAAACAGTATCTTGATTTTTTGATCATTTTGAGTGAAGGGCCTATATCAGCCATAAATACAGTTTACCTTGATGGTGTTGCTTCTACAGATAGCCGGTTTTCTGGAAAAGTAACCATGAGGAAATATCTCGGTACAACCACGCAAGCAGCTGATGTGACCCTTGTAAACGCTTACAGCGATTATTCAAGCTCTTTCAAAGGTTCCGGAGTTGCTTACCTCGCGATCACTTTGACGTATGATAGGGAGGTATTTTCGGGAATTCCTACGGTCACTGCTGATGTAGACGGGAAAATAGTTTACGACCCCAGAACGGGGAATACATCCTTTTCGTCGAATCCAATCATTTGCACAAGGGATTATTTGATTAATGAAATTTATGGGTGGGGAATACCGTCAACTCTCATCAATGATGATTCTGTTTCTGCCGAGGCTGATTATTGTGATCAACAGTTGGAGATGGAGGAAGATGAGCAAGTGTCAATTATGGGGTATGGTATATACATTCTCAAACCATGGATGTATACTACCTTTGGTTATCCGAAAATAAGATATAAATGCAACGGATACATTGACACTGAGATTGATTTGTTTGAAAATACCAAAAGGCTGTTAACCTCATGCCGGGGGAATCTCGTTGAATCTGCTGGGCAATATAAGATATTAGTTGATAGGCCGGCAGAGCCAGAAAAATTTGAATTCAGTGAATCAAATATAATCGGATCTTGGACTTTTTCTCCTGGATCAAAAGAAAACACATTTAACCGAATATCAGCAACTTTTTTCAACAAAGACGCCAGTTGGCAAGCGTCTACTTGTATCGTTGACTCCCCTGCGCTCCGCATTATTGACGACGGAGTATTGCTCGAAAAGCAGATTGATCTGCCGTTTACCAGTGACATGATTTCGGCCAGACAGACTCTCACAGTCGAGTTGAATCGATCAAGAAATAACCTGATGGTTGAATTTAGGGCCACCATTGCTGCTATGGGGTGCGAAGTTGGCAAGGTTTACCCCCTTACCCACTCAACTCCTGGATGGAATAAAAAACTTTTCCGTATTATGAGTATGACGCTCCACAGTAATGATGAAGTCTCGATTATTGCCATAGAATACGGTGGTGACGATTCTTATAATTTTGATGAAATTATAGTCGATACCACTCTGCCAGATACCGATCTTCCAGATCCTTTTAATGTTAATGCGCCGGTTAGTTTGGCTGTTACTGAGGCACTTTATGAGACAAGGGATGGCCTTGGGGTTAAGGCAAAAATGATCGTTACTTGGCAAGCAACTGATGCTTTTACCAAATTTTACCAAGTTGAGTACAAATTGACCACTGATGTCAATTATAAGGTTATGCCACTTACTCCGCAGGTGACTCTTGATATTATGGATATTTCTCCAGGTGCGTATAACGTGCGGGTCAAGGCCATCAATATGTTTGATAAACAGAGTTCTTATGCGACAACAACAAAAAACATATCTGGACTTAGTGCAATCCCGACCGATATAAATAATTTGTCTTTGAACATCGCTGGCAATTCCGCTCATTTCTCCTGGGATCTGGCCACAGATCTTGACGTTAAAATCGGCGGCCACATGAGAATGAGGCACACCCCTCGCGCCCCCACCACGGCGACCTGGGAGAGTTCCGTGGATATCGGTGGTGTTATTGCCGGAAACTCTACCAATGCCGTCCTGCCGCTGCTTTCCGGAACATACCTTGCCAAATTCGTTGATAGTCAAGGGCAGGAGTCAGCAACGGCAGAAATGATCTACACTACTGCACCGTCCATGCTGTCATGGAATGTTGTAGCCACAGTTGATGAAGCCCCTGGGTTTACTGGCACAAAAACCAACATGGTGGTTAATGATCCGGTGCTGGAGTTTGACACTATGTCTGAGGAGACCACAGGGGCTTACGCTTTCCCAGTGGCTGGCTATGTGGATCTAGGATGGGTATTTACTTGCCGTGTGGCGTCAAATATCGAGTTTACATCTGTCAATACCGGAAGCACTATTGATAATAGGGTAACGAACATCAGCACATGGGATAATTTTGACGATATTGATGTTTTCACCGATGTGACGGCTAATGTTTACATTTCGACCACCGATGACGATCCTTCTGGGTCACCAACCTGGTCCGATTTTAAAAAACTAGTGGTTGGCGATTATACCTGTCGGGCCTACAAATTCGAACTGCGTTGCGCCAGTGGTGATATCACCCACCAGATCAACGTTGAGGAAATAGTCATCACCATCGACGCGCCAGACAGGATGCAGGGTGCGTCTGGTTTGAGCACGTCAAGTACCGCGACAACTACCGTCTCGTTCGCTGATTCGTTTCAGGCCACTCCGGCTATCGGGGTGACAGTTCTCGATATGGCAACCGGTGATTATGTCGTTATTGCAAGCGAGTCGCTAACAGGATTTGATATTGACGTGCGTAATTCTGGCGGATCAAGAGTCGAGCGCACTTTTAACTACATAGCCAGAGGATATTAACATGGCACAGCATGATTACAATTTGGCCGACGCGGCCGGATCAACATTTAGAACTGATTTAAATAATGTTCTTGCGGCTATCATGTCATTGAACAGCGGATCATCTGAGCCGGCAACCACAACGCCTTATATGCTTTGGGTTGATACCAGTTTGAGTCCGCCGCGGTTGAAAATGAGAAACGCAACCGACACGGATTGGATGACTTTGCCTTTCCGTGTCGACACATCAGCACTGGCCACCGACAGTATCCAGGAAAGTACTTCCGGGGAAGGGGTGACGGTTGACGGATTGCTCATCAAGGATGGCGGTTTTGAACTGGGATCTGACGCGGATGGTGATACCTACTGCCGGTATGGCGGGCAATTGAAAAGAATAGCGAAGGGCACGGCCGGACAAGTATGGGCCATGAACGGGGCAGCAGAATACCCAGAGTGGGTAGGCGCCAGCGACGCCTTGTTTAATGCGTATGTCAAGGTTTCACACCGCGAAGCGCAAGGAACTGATTCCGCCTCAACGGAAGGATGGATGCAACGCAAGATCACTGATGAAGATTATGACACTGCGTCAATCGCTTCCATTGCCAGCAACCGTTTAACTCTGCCGGCCGGGACGTATCATTGTCGCGTGGAGGCAATTTATGCCCACGGGATTGAGGGGAGCCTTCTTCGGCTGTATAATTATACCACCAGCGCCATTGTCCAGGAAGATAGCGGAGTGGGGAATATGGTGGGGTTAATTGTGGCCTCTGCCCCAACAGTAGTAACGCTTTCAGGAGTTTTTACTCTTGCCGGTTCATCAGCTATTGAGATCCAGCAGTATTTTGCCCATGCGGACAGTGACGGGGCAGGAAAGGCCGGGAATATCTCTGGTTATGAAGAGGTTTATATGACCGCTGTTTTTATGAGGCTGTCTTAATGCCGCAGCATGATTATGAAATATTAAACGGCACCGGTATGGCTGTATTGGATGATATCAATGATGTTCTGCAGGCCATTATGGCATGGAACAGTGGCGACCCCGATGACTTGGAGGCCACCTGTCCGTATATGGCCGTGGTCGATGTTGTGACATCGACCGTTAAAATCCGTGACGCAGCCGACGTAGACTGGGTGGCTTTGCCTTTTTCGCTGGCTATTTGCGCTTTGATTGCGGACAGTATTGCCGAGGAAACACCCGCAGCCGGGGTGGATATCGACGGTCTGACCATCAAAGACGCAGGGATTGCTTTAGGATCTGACGCGGATGGTGATACCTACCACCGGGCAAGCTCTGCTTTGGTCAGGCTGGCCAAAGGTACATCGGGGCAAAGATACACCATGAATAGCGGGGCGACTGCGCCGGAATGGGTGACTCCTGGTGCCTCAATAATTACCGATTATATTAAGGTTACTTATGAGCAGTCTAGCAAGTTAAATAACATTCTGTACTACAAGAATCAATGGGCAACAAGGACACTCACCAAAATCGTGACGGATACCACTGGGGCGGCAACGTTGTCAAGCAGCCGCATCACCCTGCCTGCTGGTACTTATCATGTTATAGTCAGGACTGAATTAGGTAATGACGATGTCGGGGTCTCGTTAAAATTATACAATTACACAATAAGCGCCGATGTGGTCGACACCAATAGCAACAGCCTCACCGGGTTGACCTTAAAGAATTACGGAAATTATCTTGCCGGTGATTTTACTGTTGCCGCATCTCAGAAACTGGAATTACAGCATTTCCTCAGCAATGATACAGCGTCACCCGTCGCTGAGGAAATAGTCACCGGAGTTACCAATAGGTACATTGGGGTATCTATTGAATTTTTCAAGTACGAATAAAGGAGATTTTGTTATGACAAAAGAACAATTATTAGCTATTGTAGAGGATAAATATGCAATCTTTTTGGCGGAGTCAAATCAGGTCGTTCCTGATGCCGACGATGTTGAGGCAGCACAAAAAGAACTTATTAGAGCAACCGGAGAAGTCGTTCATTTTGTAAAAGATATGTGATTTTATCACCTGTATGATATGGTGGTAAAAATTATTTTAAAGGAGAAAAAGTCATGAAAAGATTTATTTTTGCCGCCATAATGCTTTTGTGGTCATTACCAGCCATGGCTGCCAATATCACAATGACCAGCAATGGTTCTTCGCAAGCAATGGGTAGCACCACCTATACCGTTGTTTTTGATCTGGTGGCTGCTGAAGACGGGACCGGGACTTTTGATTCATCGTCTGATGATTGGGAAACATGGGCGTCTCTTTTCACACATGGGCGGCCGGGGACCATCCTTTCCGTCGATGTGGTGATGGATGAAACAAACACACCGACCACCTTGTGGGATATCTATTTTTATGGAACCGGTTCGACGCTTAAAACTGATCTGCTCGGACTGACCGGGGAAAATCATGCGGTGACTGAGAACTTCACCCTGTTCGCCACTTTTGATGGTCAACGTGGGTATAAAGCCGAGAAAACACCGCCGATACCAACAGTTACAGGGGCCGGGAATGGTGGCAAGGCAACCTTTACCGTGATTGTGATGCGATGAAAAAGAAACTCCTCACTATCGCTCTGCTGCTGCTCTGGCCTTCTGTGGCTGGGGCGGCGAACGCTTCCTTCACCTGGACAGCGAATGATAAAATTGAGTCTGTTTATGGTTATCACGTTTTCGTTGAGACGATCAGCACCGGCACGGTCAAAGACATGCAGATTATTTGTAAGGCTGGGATTCAATCCTGTTGCCAATGCTCGTTTGATGGTCTCCAAACCGGAACCGCCTATCGAGCTTGGACAACTGCAATTGGTTACATTGACGACAAGATGGTTGAATCGCTGAAAAGTGGAGTCGTCTATTTTGTCGGTGGAGAAGGAAGTCAAGTCAGTCTGAATGATGATCTTACCGGATTATTTGATGGTGATGTAGACGGGCTTGATCTTGCTGATTTCGCGCGACTTTTTGGTAAATATTGAGGTGGGATGATGATGATGGAACGGATTTTGATGTTGGTTTTGTGCTGGATGATGGTGATAGCCGGGAACTGCTATGCGGCCACAGATACGATCTATCTAGCTGCAACGCAACAAGGAGATGGGTCGCACACCTCCTGTGCCACCGCTGCTGATTGGGCCACATACCGGGATAACTCGGCCATGTGGGCAGCAACGGACACGGCGGATGGGCTGATTGGCCCGAATGATGCGGTCCGTTTTTGTGATGATGGGGGTGTATTTCGTGGGCAGATAACTCTATATCAATCTGGTTTGTCGGGTAAAAATATTACATTTGAGGCCGCCGAGAATGAACATCCAGTGTTTAGTGGGGCGAATGTTTTCCCCGCTGATAGTTGGACGAAATATCCATATATGCCAGGTACTCCGGCATATGGATCAGCTGACACAAACCTGAAATATTGGGATCGTGAAATAACAAATGGCACCCTGACCATGACCACTACCGGGTGCCAGACTGACGTTTGTTTTGATACAGCCGGTACGGCTGCTGGTGCTAAAGTGTTCCTCCAGGGTAATTTTGGAGTTGGAGATGATGATCAAGCCGGGGAGATCGAGACAACATTTTGGATAAAGGTTGATGCTGTTGGCAATATGTCTACGACTGCGTCGAACATACTGGAATACCTCAATGACGATTATTCATCTGTCATTGCTGGTTTGTCTATCAAAATAGTTGGTTCTGACGCCGTAATCACCACGGATATTGCTGGAGCCACCGGTGATGAATGTAGTGCTACTGTATTTCCTGCGGCAGATAATGGAGTATGGAGGAAAATAACCTGGGAATTTCAAGTCGCTGATGGTGAGGGCGGAGAATACAGCACATTATTGGTTGACGATGTGCAGGTTGACTCTCAGTCAACGTTTGGCGGGGCCACTACCAAACCTGAGTCTATGAGATATGGTCGCATCACAAAACCGGATGATGACACATCAGTCATGTCATTTGACGATATAACTGCTATTGATAAAGATCATGCGGACCCGCTTTTGTCTGGGGATAGACCATATAAAATTATTGTTGACGATAGTTTTGATTACGGAGTTTGGCAGTCAGCCGCGATTACAGCTGGTCCGGATGCACTTTTTTATAATGGTGCAGTGAAATTAGTTAAGAGCACCACAAATGTCGGGCACGGAACAGGTGTATGGAATTACCTGTCGGCAGACCAAACGTTGATATTGACCTGGCCTAATGACCCTGATTTGGAACCAATCAACAGTGAGATTGATGAAGGGATTTCATACACGGCTTATGATTATGCCTTTAATTTTGCGGGGAAGGACCGTATTGATATTGATGGGCTTGAACTCCTGAACTATGAGTTAGCCGGTGTCTTATTCAACAACACGACAACCTCAAAATTATCTAATTGTAACATACACGATAATGTGGTGAACGGTATAAGGTCGCTTTACACAAACGTTGGCATAATTGTGGTAGGCAACACCATTAAAAACAATCATCAATATGGAGTGGACTTCGCAAGCGCAGCCGGAGAGTTACAGATCAGATATAACAAAATCATATCTAATAACATTGGCCTCTATGGAGGAGCAGCACAGACATCAGCAATTATTGCCAACAATGTTATCGCCTATAACTGGGTTGATGGCCTCAAAATCAATGGCGTTGCTGGGTATACAGCCATTAACAATATTTTTGAGTATAATGGCGGCCTAGCTATAAATGGATTGGCCACCAGCGCCCTGACCCATAGTAATAATTCATTGCTGCGCTCATTTGGGGATATTGTTTCCTATAACGGAGTGTCCTACACGGCGGCCACAATTGGCGATTTCGAGGCCAGTACAATCGTTGGCAACATTAATAACCACCAATCTGAAATGGTAGGTATTCCGACGTTTTCGTTCACCACGCCGACCGGGATTATTTCTGCATTTTTTGATGGCACATCCGCAATCGATTTGAAAAAGAGTACGGATGGCGGCTTGACCTATGGCGACACTTTGCAATCCATCGGCAACAGCGCGACCTGCACCGGGCATAGCGCACTGATAACACAGGATGGGTCGTATCTGCTTTCAACTCGCGGTTGCGGTGATATCAATAATAATGGGGTCTATCGATCAATTGACGCTGGCGCCTCCTGGGCATTGGTTCTGCCAACTCCATCAGGATCTGTATGGGGTATGAGTCAGGGACCAACCGGGATTATTCATGCTGGGTTTTATGTTGATCTTAATCCATCCATTTATACTAGCACGGATGATGGAGCATCGTGGATTGAGAAAGTAGATTTGTCTCATACAGCAAGGCACATCCATGATGTTGCCGTTTCTCCGGCAGGGACCGCGTATGCCACCTATGGGGATGGGTGGTATTTTTCCACATTAAATGATTATCCTGGCAATCAGCATGGAGTGATCAAATCAACTGATAACTGGGAGTCATTCACCCATGTTTACCAGACGTTAAACCAACAGACGAAAATAATCCCGCTGGCAGATCGCACTATTTTTGCCTCTGACGCTGGAACTGATGGAACCAGCATTTTTGTGGCGTTTGCCGGGCAGTTAGAGCCAATTATGGTTTATCGGGACACAAAATACACCTGGGCTACAGCAGCGTTTTCTGATCCTGCTGGAGAGTGCGTTTATATTTTCAACAATACCGGAGGTGATGCCCTGGCAGCATACGTCAAAGCACTCGTGTCGTGTGATAAAGGCATTCACTGGGATGTGTTGGGAGTGTTCGCCAGCACTGCTGCTTACGATGGGTACAGTAGACCTCAGACATATTATAGCTCCAGCGTGCCAACTCTAGTCCGTAGTGATGCGGCCGTAGCGGTCAGCAATTTGTTGAATCTACCTTATTTTGATAGTTACTTATTGTCTGATGCGGGGATTAATGATGGGGTTCCGGTTACAGGCATCCACGATCAGGCCACACCTGCCACAGACCTAAACGGCACACCTGTACTCACCGACCCTGATATCGGAGCCTATGAGTACCCTGGTGGTCTTTATTTCAACTCCGCAGCAGCAGATGGTGGCAACGGCACCAAATCACGGCCCTACAATACCTGGGCTGATTATCTATGGACCGGCTACAACCTGCGAGCTGGGGCAGAGATTTATCTGCAGGGTGCAATGGCTGGCACGCTGGATTTATCCGGACTGACCGACACCGGGAAAATTTCTATTAAACCTTGGCCAGGCAAAAAACTACAGACAATAAATGGCTTCATTCCAAACGGCACCGATACGACACTACAAGCAGGGCCAACGTTTTTACCGCAGGTTTGTTTCCCACCATTCTAAACAAGAGGAATGAGGTAAAAGTCAATGTGCCACTGGATGCGCCGGAATGGTTTGTCGTCTCTGCCGCGTCCGTGACATACAATTTTATCCCTAAACCCTGATGGCTATTGATCTTCAACTTGCAGATAAACTCTTGAAAGAGATAGGATACGTCAGCTCCTGTGCCGGCTGTACAAACAAATGGCAGGTATGTCTTGCTTGTCGTAAGGGAAACAGGAATAATTCTGTATTTCCAAAGGTGAGATAAATGACAGACTCAATAGCAAAGTGCCAGCATGGGCAGGGTGCTGGCCGTGGCAATTAACAAGGAGATGACAATATGACAGCACCAATAGCAACACCAGATCCAGTGAATAAATCCTACAGGGTGGGAGCAGGCCTCTTCTCCGGTGCTGCCGCAATGACGTTCCCGATTGCTAATGCGATATGCAACCTGCTACGGGAATACGGCCACAGTATACCAGACAGCCTTGAAAATGCCTGGATACAGGTTATTGTCATGGCCCTTGGCCTTTTGGGGACTGGTTTTACGTGGTGGTCTAAACTGCGGGAGAAATCACCCGCCAATCAGGAGAAAAAGGACAAGGTTGAATAATGGCGACACCGCTGGAAGGTATGTCTCATGAGCAGTGGCAGACATTGATAGGGTTGTTGAGCGATATTTCCAGCAACCTGACATTAAAAACTTATACTCTGACCGGTGCCGTTGATTGGTACTGGATTGTGGTATTGGCCGTTGCTTTGTCTGCTTGGCTCGGGTATATCCATCAGGACCTCAAAAGCCATATCATCAGACAAGAGTCTCTGGTGAAAGAGGAGCGTGTTGACAGGGAAAAAAACGACGCTCTCATATGGGCCGCGCTGGATAAGTGCCAGGAGAAATGCCATAATCGAAGGGCTGGTGATTAATGAAAAACACGGTGAGCAAACAACAAACTATGAGGTAAGGACTATGTTAATTAGAAAAGTTTTTATATGTTTTGCTACTTCGTTTTTATTGTGCGCCCCTGCTGCCTGGGCCGCTGACCTGACTTTCGGCTGGTCACCGAACACACAATCAATCTTGGCCGGGTACATGATTCATTATGGGTCGGTGTCCGGGAAATATACGGAACATGTTGACGTGAAAATCCCCGCAACCGTTGACGGAGCCGTGAAGTATACGGTGAAGGGGATCGGCCCTGGTCTGAAATACTTTGCCTGTACCGCCTACGCGCCTGACGGACTCAATAGCGCATATTCGAATGAGGTAAAAGTCAATGTGCCACTGGATGCGCCGGAAGGGTTTGTCGTCTCTGCCGCGTCCGTGACATACAGTTTTATCCCTAAACCATAAAAAGGATCATACATGCCAACAATCTCATTTAGTCCGGAATGCAGACCAGCGAACGGAGACAAGTGGGGCTGCAACAAATCTGGGAAGTGTAGAAATCTTATTGGATCCTTGATGGACCGATCAGCTGTTGAAGAGGATGGCGTGTCGAGTTTGTACCTATACCCGGGAGAGTACGCCAGGGAACAGGAGTTTGTGAAAGAAGTAAGGGATGAGTGTCGTAATTTGTGGGTGACGCCTGATGAAAAAAATCTGGAAGCCGAAGCAGACGAAATGTAATCAGCCAAGGAAGGAAAGGTTTTACTATCCTAGCCGCAAATGGCTGATGAAAGAGCCATGCCCATTCGCTTGTCGGGCAGAGTGTGATATATTCAAAAGGCTGCGCGGGGAATTGTGATCGGTCCGGTGATGAAATGTGGGCATTTTGGTTGCTCTCCCGGGCAGTGCATTTATTATTTGTCACTGCTTGAAAACTGCGCACACCCGGACAATTCGCTTGTTGGTCACACATGGCACGGCCCATGTCAATGGTGGGTTGTGCTGCCAAAACTTGAAGAGGATTATGGATGACAATAAAAATGCCAGAGATAGGGGACGTGATAACGGTTGACTGGGGCCTTGCTCTGTGCCAGCATCTAAGCCTTGATTATCTTATCGAACGCCTGCAGAATCATCCAGAACTATACAAGCCGTTTAAATTCGACGGCGTGTCGTTCTTTCCCGATCAATATCTCGGAATATTCAATGGCGGCAGAGGCCACCTAATTACCCGGGAAGCCTTGCCGCATGACCTTGCATTTGCTTATGGCACACTGGAGCGCGAAGATCCGGAGAAGAAGGCGGCTGAATGGGAAACATCAAACAACCGCTTCGAGTCTGACACTATTCGGAACGCTCACGTCTCCCCGGAAACCGCTCGGATGCTTCGCCGTCTTGTCGAGCTTGGCGGCAGGGAAGAGTTCCACCAACCGTGGTGCTGGGGTTTTTCCCACGTCAATATCGTCCAGGAAAAGTGGGGGTTGATTGGTAATCTGTGGGGTAGGTTATAACCACGTCACTCACCACAAATTTCATCAACAGTTTTACCACACATTTTGCATATTACAGTTTGATCATCGCAAAGATGCCGTTTAATATGTGCTAGAAAAATATCACCTTTTGATGGTTTATGATCTTTTTCTGTGTGGTGCCATGGGTATGATGGTGCGTTGCGCATGCCGACCTCGGCATAATTATTACTGAAAAACTCTGGAGAAATATACCATCTGCTCCCCTGTGCGTCTCTTGCTATCTTCCCACCTTCCTTGGGTATTTCTCCTGGGGCAACTGAAACTCCAGATAAACTCTCTCCTACAATGTAGTCGCGCATTTCCTGTTCTGCTGTTTTGATAAATTTTTTCCACATCATTTTTCATTCTCCAAAAGGTTTATAGTCCACAGTCTGATCTGTTTGTAAGGCACAATCCTTATCATTCCACTGAGGTATTATTTGTCGTTATCCACCGAACCGTATTAAACCGCTGCTGTTTTTTACAATAAACACATTGGCGGAAAACGTCTGCCGGCTTGTTAATTCCTGGCCTCTGCACTCCTGCAAAATATGACCATTTGTGCACCCCAAAAACACACGCCAGCGCGCTGGTGGTCAGAATCTCTGTCTTTTCCATACCGTTCCTCCAAAATGTTATAACCAGACCACCACAAGGGCTACGGCAAAAGCTATCCAGCACCACGCTGTTAAAATGCGGGGGACACCGCTTCTGTTACTATTTTCATAAAACCCATGGCCTAAAAGCGGAATAACCGACGCGACCAGAGACGCCACTATTTTAAATTTCGTCATATCATCCATTTTTCTCCTCGTTATATAAAAACCACGTTAACAGTAACCTGTACCTTAATACAATTGTCCGTATTGCACCGATACCTCGCACCATGTTTGGCCAGGGCCGATTCACTATCCCCTTCCCGCTCCCGTATCGTTGACGGCATCAGTTCTCCGGTTGGGGATAGATAGGCCCATAGTTTGCGGGGGAAGCAGGCTTTGCTTGAGTTGTTCCCAACAACATTGCACTCAGAGTGCGGTCCGCGTTTCCCGCAGTCGCATATATCGTAGTCGGGGATAGTCATTTCAGCCCTCCCGAATGATATTTATTTTTTCTCCACAATGGTAGCAAAAAAATAGCTTGCAATCTTGCGCATTAAACCGCAATCGGTCATTATATACGGTGATTTTTATTTTACCTGTCAAAAAATCGTCCGACATCCCATCACAGCAGAATTCAATTTTTGTTACCCCATTACATGGGCCGTGCACATATACCTTCATTTCGCTCATCTCCCCTCCATAAATTATTTACCAACATCTTGCGCTTCATTCCAAGGATTGACTTCAGGGCTAGAAACCGAACCGTTATTCTTGATATCTGCCCATGACCAAGATTCCGCGCCGTCAACATGAAGATGAAATCTTATCTCACCATTCGGAAGCTCTGGGTGGTTAGTTTCTCTTAAAATAGCTTGTACTTTGTCTGCAATTTCTCGTTTTTGTCGAATTGAAAACATGTCATTCTCCTTTTTATAAGTCCACCGCTCACTCCCTCATCTTCTTGCTTACTGGCTGCGTCGTACTACGCGCCGTGATCCCGTGCTGTTCAGCGCAGGCCACACCTACCGCCAGTACCTTCCGAAGTTCTGTCATGGCAGCGTAGTCTCCGTTGCTACTGGCCCATGCCGCTTCGGCATCAGTCAGCAGCGTTCGCATTAGCAGCAGCCAACCACCAACCTCGTGCGGTCGCTGTTCAATCGTACCCCACTTGCGGTCTTGGTAGTGACGTTCGCTATCGATTGATTCGTAAACTTTTGCACGTTCCATACTTTCTCCTTTTGGTAAAATGTGGGCCAGGAAGTATTCCTGCCAGCAGCTTCTTTGCTCCTGTGCTCAACACGATCCGGATTGCTTCCGGGTAATTGTTTTTGCTCATCTCGTTCTCTCCCTGTGGTTTATGGTATGTTTTTCTGCCCAGTCTTCCCATAACATTGTTACTTCTTTGCGGAGCCTGGCGGACCTCACGTCGAAACGATCAAACCCTTTAGTCTCCCACATTAATTCTACCAGCACGCATAGCTCGTCTGTGCTCTGGATGGAAAGAGAGCCGGTAAAATTATTTTTGCTCATCCCTCACCCTCCACTTTAAACCACGCCGAATCAACCATCGTGATTGGTTGCGCGAATGTCCGGCCGCAATGGGGACATGGCTCTCCGCCATCTGCCGACGCCAGGAATCCGCTTTCGGCGACAGGAGACTTCATAATCCCGGTTATTTTTCTTTTCACTCCAGACTCATCTCTTCTGTAATCCGTGACAACTACGTCGCCAACTTTTATCATTTCACCCCTCCTGGAAACTCTGCAGCATATCGCCTGCCCTTTCAACTCCGCCGAAACACCTGCGCTTACTGTGCCAGTGGCTTGCCTACATATCCTTGCTCGCCTTTTTTGGCCTCGGTTCCGGGAATGCGCACGCCATAATAACATCCGAAAACGCGAGACTTGGTATTCCATCCAGAGGCGCAAGCATCATTGTCGTGTTTTTTATGCTTCGGCCCACGCTTGCAATCAAGGCAAGCAACCCATCGTGTTTCATCTACTGGCATTTTCTCACCCTCCCAATTTTAAAAGACGGCCGGTCTTTCACCGGCCTGGTTCATGGCTTTATTCAAAATGGCGTTATTGCCTTCAGCGCGTCTTCCAGCTCGCATCGCACAATAGCAATAGCTTGGCACTTCGCCTCGGTAATATCTTTGCTGGCAAGCTCTCTCATCCCTATTCCTAGTCCATAACAATCCATCAACCACGTATCTTCAGGATAGGCTACGTGACGATGAACCGATATGCTTATCTTGCCCGCCCTCAGAGCGGCACTTTTTATTTTATCACCGCCAGTTTTGCTTAGAATAAAATTATCCTTCCATTCTGCCATAATATCCCTCCAAGTTAAATTTTCGGTAAAGTTCGCTCCCATTTCTGCCACCATATCACACGATTTTGCCGAACGCAAGAAAATAAGTTTATGAAAATAAATTTATTGACATGAACCTAACCGGGTGGTAAAAGGAAAGACATGGACGATAAATTAAAGGAAATCGACAGCGAAATAATGACCCCGCAGCAGGTGTCCGAATACTGCGGATTCTCGCTAAATTATGCCCACCGGCTTTTTGACAGTGGGAAAATACCACACATTACGAGGGGAACGGCAAAGCTCACGATCAGGAAGTTTGTTGAACCGTTTGTGATGCCTAAAAACATGAGGAGGGGGAAGAATTGAAACCAGCAATCAACTTTGCCGTAACATTAACCATAGGCATCCTGCTGGTTGCGCTGCTGTCCAGAGCATTCGACATGGCCATTATGCAGCAGATGGACCAGACCAGCGGCCAGGCTGCCGAGACATTGGGGGAGAAATGAAAGGGAAATCAAGGGAAATATTTAGAAAACCAACATCTGAATTAATTGCAGAAGTGGTAGCCATCGCCGCGGTGCTCGCAATCGTATATTTCGTGTTCGTCGGCTACGATTGCTCGAGCAGTATCGACCTGCCGGACAACGTAACCATTGTGGGGAAATGACATGGACAAACCAATTACGATAACCGTTGACGGTCCGCCAATTGCTCAAAAAAGACCGCGTTTCTTTCGCCGCGGCGCAGGGGTAGGGACATATAACCCGCAGGAAGCTGAAGCCGGCCAATGGGTTCTGGCAGCAAGGCCGCAGGTACCGCTTAAGATGATTGGCGCGGTTTATCTCGAGATCCTGTTTTCTTTCCAGCGGCCCAAGTCGCATTATGGCACCGGCAAGAACAGTGATAAGCTGAAGGCAACTGCTCCAGAGTATCATACGGCAAAACCTGATCTTGATAACTGCATAAAATTTGTCAAGGATTGCCTGCGCAACTTGGCATTTGAGGACGATTCGAAGGTGGTTGCCTTATTTGCAAAAAAGCAATGGGGGGATCCGAGAACAGTGGTAAGAATTTTTTCACACAACAAGGAGACAGCGACATGAAAAGGGAACGAACGATTGAATATTTGAAATACACTTTTTCCGATGAAGAAAAAAAGGATTTGGCCATGCAGATGGCCCAGACCAGCATCAAAAAAGACAGCTTGGAGCAGCAAAAAACCGCTGTAACAAAACAATTTGCATCTGATATAGCCCAGGCCGGAATCATCATCCAGTCATGCGCCAGCAAGATAGAGAGCGGTTACGAAATGCGGCAGATTGACTGCGAGGAAGAGCCTGACTTTGAGAAAAGAATACTGAAAACATACCGCACAGACACCGGCGAGCTTGTGAAAACAAGGCCGCTTCGTTCTGATGAAATGCAGAAAAGCCTTTTTGACAACGAAGAATAAGCAAGGGGGGAGAGATGATACGCATAGAAAAACGCAGAATGTCAGGTGGTAGAATTCTTACCGAAGTCTTTGACTCTGATGGTGAGAAGATAGGGACCATCTTGCCAGTAGAGGGCAAGGAGAATATAAAATTTGCGGCGCCTCTCGGCTTAGGAACTTATTCCCACACATCCGTCAGTTTTGACGGATGGGGTAAGACGCCCGAGGAAGCGGTTGCAAATGCCAGGGACAACGGCCGGGCCGGGCTGAACGAGATGCAGGATCGCTTCGATGAGTTGTCCTTCGACATTGACAACGACGGCATAACCGCTGGGTGGGGTAAATGGTTGACAAGGAAAAATGGTTGACAAGGAAAAGGTGAAAAATGCCACGCAATATCAGTTTTTCAATGACCACTGCGCAATTCAAGGCAAAGACAAAAACTGTTACACGAAGATTCGGGTGGTGGTTTTTGCGGCCAGGAGACACGCTTATGGGAGTTGAAAAGGCAATGGGCCTCAAAAAAGGCGAGAAGATTAAGAAAATAGGCATGATAAGAGTTGTATCTGCCAAGGCGGAACGGCTGCGTGAAATAACCCCAGAAGACGTAGTGCGGGAAGGTTTCCCCGGATGGACTACAGGTCAATTCATCGAAATGTTGTCAAAGTATTACGGAGCTTCTTCGTATTCGGTTGTTAACCGGATAGAGTTCGAATACATATAAAATTAGTTGGCAAATAACCAAAATTTTGTATCATAGAGGAAGCAAAAATGCTAATTGAGCCGGGAATCTCAATACACACAACAACAAATTTTGCCCAGTGGGGCGCGTTTTCCTTCCTCTGCTTCCCGGCTCAGATTGGCGCGTCCTGCTGGGCTTTTTCATTTCGCATTGACCTAAACAAAGGAGGATCGAGAGATGAAAGCAGAAACCGAAGTAACGTTTTATTGTGACGAACTGCAAGGACTGATTGAAAAATCAATGAGGAAACAATTCAATATTCCAGACGATTTCATCGCTGATTTCACCAGCGCATACATTTCAAACAGCGTTAGGGTAGTTTTCAAAAGCAAGCCAGAGCCTAAAGAAGAAGTATTCGAGGAATTTACCGAAGAAACGATGAGTTGAGGAGGATTGAGATGGAAAGCAAAGAGATGGTTGTACAGAATAACAGTTTGGCAAGCTCACTGGTGGCACCTGGAGAAATTGTGAAATCATTGAAGCACGTCCAGGCAGTTATGGCCGGAGCAATGACACCGGCTATCATCCAGAATGGCAAGATGATCAAGGATGGAGACTATGGCCTCATTCCTGGCTGCGGTGACAAGCCTGCACTGCGGAAAAGCGGGGCGGAAATCCTGCTGATTTCGTTTGGCCTTGTGGCGCACATGAGGCCACCTGTTTTCAAAATGCTGGAAGGTGGACATAGGGAAGTGCTCATCGAAACAGAAATCAGGAACATGAACACCGGATCGCTCCACGCAGTAGGAATTGGATCATGTTCAACCATGGAAAGCAAATATAGGTGGAGAAACACCGAACGCCTTTGTCCGGCATGCGGCAAGCCAACCATTATCAAGGGAAAAGCTGAGTATGGCGGCGGATGGCTGTGCTTTACGAAGCGAGGCGGATGCAATGCCAAGTTCAAGGACGGAGATCCAGCCATAGAAGGCCAGCAGGTTGGCCGTGAAGAGAATCCAGATATTGCCGACATGTGGAATACCGTGCTTAAGATGGCGGCCAAGAGAAGCGCGGTTGACGGAGCCATTAAGGCCACAGCTTCATCAGGTATGTTTACTCAGGACGTTGACGACATTCCGCAGGAAGCAACGGAAAGGGCAGATTCATCCCTTGAGCGCAAAGAAGAAAGAATCAGGAATGAGGATCACCGGCAAGAAAACCATGAACCAGCCAAAAAAACAGAGCGTTTCAAGTGCAAGACAACCGGCAAATTTGCACCGGCATACTGCCCTGTGTGCCCGCACAAAGACGCTTGCCAGGAGAAGAAACAAGACCAGCCAGAAGCACAAGGCGAACTGATCGACTACACGCATTATGTGCAGATTGTTGACAAGCTTGGCAGCGCTGATGAATGCATCAACTGGCTGGAGAATGAAGGGGAAGAGGCCAAGAATAATCTTTCAGAAAGCGATTACACTAAACTGAATAGTTACGTGAGCCAGATGGCTGGCATTTTTAACAGGGGAAAATGAGATGAACGAAAATTATGAAATAATTGAAATGGGCAGCAAGAAGCTGATTGAGGTAAACAACAGCCTTATCGTAAAAAAGATTGATCCTGATAAGGTTTTCGTTATCGGCGGCCTTAACCCGCTGATCGATGCCATAAAAGAAAAGGCAAAGATCATGGTCGCCGGCCTTGACCCTTCAAAACCGAAGGACAGAAAGACATTCGGCAGCGTATGCGGCGATATTTCATCTTCAAAAGTTTTCGTTGAAAAAAAGATGAAAGAGCACGTCGAAGAGTTGGAGAAAAAAGTAAAGCCAACCAACAAAGAACGCATCAGGTGGTGCGCTGAAATGGATGCTGTGCGTGATGAAACGGACAGGCCACGGAAGGAATGGCAGGCCAAGCAGGATATGATAATTGCCGAGGCGGAAAGAACCATGAAATATTTGCGCGATTCGTCAATTGTCTATGCCGAGACAACGGCTGCTGAACTTTCTATCAGAATCGAGCAGGTTGAAAACACGGAAATCGACAATCTTCCAGAAGACTACCGAGAAAACGCTGCAAAACTCAAGGACGATATCCTGGCCAAGCTTTACCAGCAGCAGGCGGAAGTAGCAAAGCGTGAAGCTGAAGCTGAAGAGCTTCGCAAGCTGCGGGCCGACGCCGCAGCAAGGGAAGAAGCAGATCGGAAGGCCAACGAGGAAAAGGAACGCCTCGCCCGCGAAGAGAAGCTGAAAGCCGAAGCTGCAGCCAAGGCCACCAGGGAAGCAGAAGAGAAAGCTGCAGCAGACAAGAAAGCAGCCGAGGAATCCATTGCAAAGGCCAAGCGAGACGCGGAAGCCGCAGAGCAGCGCAGGATAGCAGATGCGGAAAGGGTAAGGATTGCAGAAGAGTCACTTGAAAAAGAAAAAAAATGGCGCAATAGGCTAGACCTTATTCCTGACGTAGTATGGAACGGGCAAGAGGCAATAGACAATGTTTCTGATGAGTTAATCATTACATATGAAGACCTGTTAACGTTTTCAGAAGAATCTTTTTCAGAAATTGTCAGCAGGCAATCGTCAATTTCCGAGGCTAGGAAGTTGGCAGAACAAGAAAAAATAAAAAAGGAGGCAGAGCGCAAGGCCAAGGAAGAGGCTGACCGGAAAGAGGCTGAACGCTTGGCGGAAATCGAAAAGAAGCGTGTTGCCGACGAGAAGCGGGCGGCGAATAAGCGGCACCGGGATAAGGTTGACAAGGGGATCATTGTGGCGTTCGCCGAACTTGGCATGTGCGCTGGAGACGCAATAAAATTTATTGAAGCTGCCAACAAGGGAATGATCCTGCACGTCAAGATTGAATATTAACAGCACCGGAACCTCTGGCGCATGCGCTACGTTCCGGACTCTTCGAGGTGAAAAAATGGTCTGTCCAGAATGCAAAGCGGTATTTCGAGGAAGAGCTTTTTATTTCACCGGCACAGATAGCATGTGGAGAAGGTGCCCAAACGGCCATGAGTTCCAGGAGCCTCCTAAAAAGCGGTATAAGACCAAGGAACAGCGGAAGATTGCAGGCCTTATTGAGTGGGCAGAGAAGATTTCCTTAAGCAACATGCATCAAGAATACCGGAAAGGCGTTATGCACGCCTTGGCGGTTATCAATGGTGAAACCTTTGGCTAAACAAAAAATAGAGATTGTTGCCGACATAACGGATAATTTCAAGCTTGTCTTTGCAATTCCCCGCGCGCTGGAAAACAGGCTGCGAGAAATTGGCGCAGGAAAGCGGGTTATTGTATCGATCAAAGAGTGGAAAAAACCGCGATCTAACCCGCTCAATGCGTATCTGTGGGCTGCTGTCTATCCGTCCATCATCAGGTACATCAAAGACACCACCGGCCAAGATTTTACGGCAGAGGAATTGCACGACAGGTACAAAAAGAAGTATCTCGGATATGAGGCTTGCGACATTCCAGGGATGGAAGATTTGATCCGGTTGAGGTCATCTACAGAACTTGACAGCCAAGAATTCTGGAACGATTTTATAGAATATATCTGCCGGGAATGGGCAGAGCTTGGGTTGTACATCGAATTGCCGAGGAAAAAAAATGAACGGTAAATGCATTGTTGATGGGTGCAGTGATAAAGCGATCAAGAAAAAAATGTGCGACAAGCATTATTCCAGGGTAAGAAAATATGGAGATCCATATATTTACAAAAGGGTGGTTGGCGATGACAAAAAACGTTTTCTTGAATCATTTGTAGTGTCTTGCGTCGGGTGTTGGGAATGGTCAAAAAGAACACACGAAAAAGGATATGGCGTTTTCCATTTAAAAGGAAAACTTGAGCAAGCGCACAGGGCGGCATGGATTATAATCAACGGTCCTATACCAGAAGGGCTATACGTTCTACATAAGTGCAACAACAGAAAATGTGTGAACCCAGACCACCTATATCTAGGGACCCATCAAGACAACATGAACGACATGGTGAGAGATAAACGCTCAAATAAGCCATACGGGGAACGTAACGGAAAGTCTAAAATTACCACTGAACAAGCGAAAAGAATAAAGGAAAGTCCCGGTAGCCCTATGGTAATTTCACGTGAGATGATGGTATCAATCCACATTGTAAGAGATATTAAACGTGGAATAACATGGAAACACGCATAATGTACATACCGTTACCGGAAAAGAAAAAGGTGTAATTGTGGCAGATTTATTTAGTCAACACCCGCGCCGCCGCCTGTCTGCCGGCAAGTACAGAAAGCTATGCAAGTACATAGATGCCCGCGACCAGTTTTGCCTGCTCTGTGGTAATCCCTACAACGGCACACCGGCGCATGTAGTGTCCCGGGCGCAGAGCGGAGACGACAGCAAACGGAATATTATCAAGTTGTGCATTGGATGTCACACGGATTTTGACAGTGTCGGCATGGATGCCAAACGGGCGATGCTCCCGGAATGGGCGGCTGAAATGTTGAGAAACGAGGAAGACATATGGAAGTAGGGGAAAAGGTAAAAATAGTTGGCTATTCTGATCATGAGTGGACCGTCTACGAAATAGGCGAAAACCACGTTTTACTCAATGGCGCCGGATGCACTTTGGCTATGGATAAGGATAAATTTGAAGCGGAGCGAGAAATGAAAACCATAATCAGCAGCAAAGAATTAGAGTTGCTCAAGGCAAGCAGTATGGACCACACAACGCCGTACAGTTATCAGGATGCCTCAAAAACGCACCTGAGCACGGCAAGGTTGGCCGGCGGCGTAACGATTAATGGTGAGGCTTATATTTATATCGAGTACACCGATGAGATAATCCGCGAGGACGTCTATCGCTGGCTTATGGCGCGGCGGAAACGGAAGGTTGAGCCAATTGGCAAACAGGGAAAATTGTTTTGAGGGGATGGGATGAGAGACTACAATGATTTTGTCGAAAAAGAGCTAAGAGGGAAGTGCCTGGAAGATCAGGTTGGAATTATAAACACTATCAAGATTGCTTTGCACAAAAATAGTCCATTCAGTGACGAGCCAGTAGACTGCGTTTTATGGGTTAAATTCTCAGAAGTTCTGGCTAATGACTATAATCCGAACAGTGTTGCTCCTCCAGAAATGGAATTGCTTAAGCGGTCAATAGGGGAAGACGGATACACACAGCCTATTGTTTCGTGGAAAAAAGAAGAAGGATATGAGGTCGTGGATGGATTCCACCGGAATAGAGTCGGGAGAGAGTGCGAGCAGATAAAAGAGCGGGTGCATGGGTATTTGCCGGTCACAGTGATAAACAATGGCAGAGAGGACAGAGGAGATAGGATAGCCTCTACTATCAGGCACAACAGAGCAAGGGGCAAGCATAAAATCGATGCCATGGCAGATATTGTCATTGAACTGAAGCGAAGGAACTGGTCAGACAAAAAAATAGGGGTTCAACTCGGGATGGACCAAGACGAGGTTCTGCGTCTTTGCCAGATTACCGGCCTGGCTGAAATGTTCAAGGATAGGGAATTTTCAGAGGCGTGGGAAGCAGAAATCTTAAGAGATGATGAATTTGACGGAGAAACAGAAACTCTTGATTAAGCGAATATATCATCCTTATTGGCTATGGGAAGAAATTTACTTCAATATGTGGGGCAGATCAAGCAATAGAGAAAAGTGCCTTGAAATGGCAATAGACTTTACAGGAGACCACCATATCTACGGCATGTATATGGTAAAAGTTGCTGATGAGTGGAAATATTCATGCGAGCACAACCTTTCATCGAAAGAGCAAAACAGAAGAGCATGGATAGGCCATGCCGCGTGCGCTCTTGCCTTGTGCATACCAGAGGATATAGTCAGGAAGGCGTGGTCTTTTTGACAGAAGAGCAACAGGTTTTAGCCAATAATGAAGCCGACAAGGCAATCGAATATTGGGAGGGGATGCAGTGCCAAAAATAGGACTTGGTAAAAATGTTTTAGTTGCGGCGCAAGAGAGAGTTTCTTGGATTTTTGACAACTTTGAAAAAGTTTACGTTTCGTTCTCGGCAGGGAAAGACAGTACAGTGATGACTCATCTTGTCGCCAAAGAGGCAATTAGGCGGAACAGAAAAATAGGGCTATTGCTCGTAGATCTCGAAGGGCAATACAAATTAACAATTCAGCACGCAATTTCAATTTTTGATCTTTACAAAGACACAATCATACCTTTTTGGGTTTGCCTACCAATCGCATTGAGAAATGCCGTTAGCGTATATGAGCCGAAGTGGAAGTGCTGGGAAATCGGGAAAGAGAAGGACTGGATAAGAGAAAAGCCTGAAATTTCCATAAAAGATAATGATTATTTCCCATTTTTTTATGACGGGATGGAGTTCGAGGAATTTGTTCCACTGTTCGGAGAATGGTTTTCAGAAGGAAAATCTTGCGCATGTTGCGTGGGAATCAGGACAGATGAAAGCCTGAACCGCTTCAGGACCATTGCCAGCAAGTCAAAAATAACCAAAGAAGGGAAGCAATTTACTACGAAGGTCACCAACAGCGTTTTTAATGTATACCCTATTTACGACTGGCGCACTGAGGATATTTGGACTTACCACGGAAAGACAGGAGAAGAACATAATAAATTATACGATTTTATGTATAAGGCCGGCTTAAGCATTCATCAACAAAGAATTTGCCAGCCATATGGAGATGACCAGAGGCGCGGCCTGTGGCTTTTCCATCTCATAGAGCCAAACACATGGGCAAAGATAGTAGCACGCGTCAACGGGGCTAATTCAGGCTCTCTTTATATCCAGGAGAATGGAAATATTAACGGTTATAACAAGATATCTTGCCCGAAAGGACATAACTGGAAAAGTTTCGCTGAGATGCTTCTTGGATCTATGCCACCAAAAACAAAAGAGCATTTCTCAAATAAAATTTTACTTTTCCGAAAATGGTGGATTGAACGCGGTTACTCTCCAGACATACCAGATGAGGCCGACTCAAACCTTGAAATGAAAAGAGATGTCCCTTCTTATCGAAGAATATGTAAAAGTCTTTTACGGAATGATTATTGGTGCAAAGGGCTTGGATTTTCCCAGCACAAAAGCGAGGCATATCAAAAATATCTTGATCTAATGAAAAGGCGGAAAAAGAAATGGAAAGAAAATGGGGAGGAATTCGCAAATGAGACCTAACGGAATAGAGCTTTACAGGCCGACAGCTTCAAGGTTTGGTGATATTTTAACCCCCACAGGTTTGCCAAGCAAGCAGGCTAAGCAATACCTTGACCAGATCATAAAATGGTCTTTGCATGGTGACGCTGACGAGGTGAAATTTAGCTCATACTGGACGGAAAGGGGAAAATATCTTGAGAGTAAGGCTATAGAAGAATATGAGAGGAAAAAAGGTTACAAGGTAGAAAAACAACCTTTTATTTTCAATAAAAAATATAGATGCGGATGCTATCCGGACGGCAAGGGACTTGTTTACATCGAGGTGAAATGCTTAAAAAAAGAAAATCATTTCGATATAGTCAAGCATGGCATACCGCTTAAATTTAAGCCGCAAATTCAAGGAACTATGCTAATAACAGGAGAAAATACATTAGATTTTATTTCTTATTTTCCTGGGGAAGAAATATATATTGAGAGGGTAAATAAGGAAGAATCGTATTCAGAAAAACTTGTCGATGAATTGTACAAGTTTAATATTGCTTTGGAGGCAGAATATTTGCGTTTATCTGGGTCGGTAAAGTTGATTAACGGCAAGGAATTGTTTTGATTTTGCGCTGAATTGTGGTAAAGTAAAAATGCCAGCAGTTCCCGGAGCGTGGCAACTTCGGTGATGGCAAAACATATAAAAAGGGAGATAGATATTATGGCGCACACATTTTTAAACCAAGAGAACCATTCTCGAACGGGGCCACACAAGAAAGACGCCAGTCTCCCGTCTTGTGCCGTTCGAGAATGGTTTTGTTCGTTTAAGGGTACACTTTGAGCAATCCTAACTTCATCGAAAAAGGTTATGTGCTACTAGCCAGGGTAACAGTTGACAGCACTTTGTGGCAATGTTCTCCTGAAGTTCTACGAGTGGCAATATATCTTTTGTTCCAGGCCCGCCACCAGAAAGAACCTAAAAAATTTCCTGGTTTTATTTTATGTCGTGGTGAGACATTGACAAGCTATTCAAATATTTCTGATGATTGTGCTTGGTTCGAGAATAGAATGGTTCGGAAAATACCAAGATCAAAGGTTGGAAGGATCATGGAAAAGCTGGTTGAAATAGAGTTCTTGACGCGCATTTCGGACACATATGGAACACATGTAAAGATATGTAATTACGATAAATATCAGATACCAGACAACTACAAGTTGGACACTGATGAAACACTAATAGGACAACAGTGGGACAACAGTGGGACAACAGTGGGAACATCAAAGAATGATAACAATGGTAAGAATGTAAAGAATGATATTGAGGTAGCTTCGGATAAACCGAAACAACCCACAAAACCAAAAAAGAAATCTTTGTCTTCTTTGAGTGAAGAAGAATTTTTTAAATTTCTTGAAGAAAATCCTTTATACCAAGGAATTGACATCAGAAAACTAAACGAGAAGCTTAAGGTGTGGTGTGCCGGGAAGGGGCTTAAGCCGACACGTCAAAGGTTAATAAACTGGCTGAATAGGGAAGATAAGCAATTATCAAGCGGGAATAGAAGACTGTCATCTGACTGGGAGCCATAATGGAAATTATAGAATGTGGATTAATAGGAGCGCTCCTTGGTGACAAGAACAAAGTCTCAGCCGTCTATGATATCGTTCAGCCGGCAGACTTCAAAGACCCACGTTGCGGGATTGTCTTTCAAGCAATAATCGACATTTCCAAAAAGGGAGGCACCCCTGATCTGGTTTCGGTTTTTTCCGCTCTCGGCAAAAAGGTTGATGCCGTTTGGCTTTCCGGGCTCACCGACATGGCGGCAGGATCACCAACCATGGCCGCGTTGGAAATTTCAACGCGGGCCAAACGCGACAGGGTAGTCAACCGGCTGAAAATTGCAGTATCGGAAAACATGCCGCTTGATTTGCTGGTTGAAGAGCTGGCATCAATCGCAGCCGAAGCGAACGCAAAGGGGAATGATAATAGCTGCAAAATGTCCGATGTTGTCGAGCGGTTTGCCGATCTGATAAAAAACAATCAAGCTGCCGACGAATACGGAATTGATACCGGGTACATGTTTTTGGAAAATAAATACATCCGGTACATGCCCGGCCATGTGTGGGTAATCGGCGGGGCGACAAGCACGGGGAAAACGGCCGTCATGGTTGATATGCTTTGCCGGGTGCTGGACGGTTTGAAGAAGAGGAAAATAGCCGTATTTTCAACCGAGATGATGGAAGAGCAGAACGTGGCACGTTTCCTGGCTCGGCAGACTGGTTATCATTCAAACCTGATTCTTTCCGGTAAATTGCGTGACGGATGGGATGAAGTATCCTCCAGTCTCGCATGGTTTGCAGAACAGGAGATATACCTTTTTGATAATATTTACCAGTTTCAAGACATGGAAATGAAGCTCCGCCAACTATCAATGACCGGTAAAATAGATATTGTCTACCTGGATTATGTGCAAAACATGACATACAAGGGCGCGACAACCGAATACGAGAAAACTGAGAAAATGGCCAAGGGCGTGCAACGGCTTGCCAAGCAGCTCAAATGCACGTTTGTCTGCCTGTCTCAGATATCAAATGCTGCGGCCAAAGACCATGATCAGCCGATGACTTTCAAGGGCGGCGGGGAATGGGGAGCGGTTGCCGATTTGGGGGTTTGGCTCAAGCGGAACAAGAAAAATAAAGAGCTGTTGTGCTTTGATTTTCAGAAAAACAGGCATGGGCAGACTGGAGTGCAAATACTGCAATTTGTAAATAATTATGTGAGGCTGAAAGAGGTTTATCATGAAGAAAATCAATGATCTTGGCATGTGCTCCGACTGCGAAAGCATGGAAGAAATTGGCGGTGTTGGCTGCGGGTGCGTCAGGCCATTGCCTGAGACATCGGAATGGACAACAGAGTGGAGGCGCATTCCGAGGACCATCGACAACTGCAACAGGCACAGCCTGAGACCAAGTGAGGCATGAAAATGAATGAGACAAAATTGCCATGGTTCGTGCGCAGGATAAACGAGACGCCGTGGAACTGCAGGATTTGTCGGCGGCTGATGAATTTTTTAACGAGGTGAAGAGATGAAAGAAAAGATTTTAAATTGGTTATGCGTTGGGGAATGCGGGTCAAGCTCTAAAGCGATGGCTTTTGCCGCGCTAGG